TGATCTGACTGCTGACCTTGCCGCTAAGAGGATGACCGCCAAGACGGCGCAACGTGGCCGGCTGGAGGGTGTCTTTACTCCCATCGACTCAGACGTCGCATGGGGTCCGAAGATGATCCGCGGGCTCGTGGAGTCGATTCAGAAATGGGCGACAAAGGGCACCGGCTACCTGGTGCTGGGCGGCGCTGCCAAGTTCCAATCGGTGACGGCTACCCCTCGTGAGATGGAGTTCGCAGAGCAACGCAAGGACACTAGAGACGCGGTCCTGGCTACGTTCAGCGTCCCCCCTGCTCGGCTATCGCTACCCACCGCGAACTTCGCAACGCAGAAGCAGCAGATGCGTACCTACTGGGAGAGCCTCAAGGGCGGCACAGGTTCGGCAGTAGAGGACGGCTTGACGTGGCTCGCCCGCAAGATGGGCCATCCTGGAGACACCGTTGTATTTGATTACTCGGGTGTCGAGTCGCTACAAGAGGGCATGGGAGAGCGGCTAGCTCGAGTCGGTCAGCACATCCTGAACGGGATCACTGCAGAGATCGCGTACCAGATCGAGGGCATCGAGGTGCCGGACGGCGCGTTTACATTCGGCCTGCCTGCTGTCGATGGCGCTGAAGGAGTCGACGAAGGAGTACCAGCCGAGAGCGAAGCGGCTGTCGTCTCCGAAGTCAGCCTGAACGGCGCCCAGATTCAGAGCGCGATCGCCATCGTGTCACTGGTCGCAGAGGGCAAGCTACCGCGCCCCGTTGGCGTTCAGATGCTCGTTCAGTTCTTCGGGCTGACAGAGGACGCAGCCGAGGCGATCATGGGAGATGTCGGTGTCTCGTTCTTCATCGAGGAAGGGGACGAGGACGCAGCGCGGGCGCTAGCCTCGAGAGTCACCCGAGCTCTGTTGCCAAGCAGCGAGGAAGAGCGCTCCGCTACCTGGCGTGCGTTCCTCGATGGCGTGCACAAGCCGGCAGAACGCGACATCCACATTGCGACGATGCGGTACCTGCTGCAGGCGGCACAACGCTACGCAAAGCGGATCGAGGAGGTTGGCGGGCGAGACACGCAGACGCGCGCCACCAAGGCGCTAGACGATGCGCAGATCCTTGCCATCCTGTCAGAGAATGAGGAGATGGACCACGCCATCAGAGCGCTAGAACGACCGATGAAGACGGCGCTGCTTCGCTCCTTCCGTGCCTCTGTGCTCCGGATGGGAACGTCTCTCGCATTCGACCCGGGGCTGTCCATCCTCCACGAGGCTACCCGTCAGACGGCTGTGCAGATTACGACGATGCAGAGCAACGTGCTCCGGTCGCTGCTGTCGCTGCTCAACCAAGGCGCCACCATCAACGAAGTCCAGGCGTCCCTCATGACGTCGCACGCATTCTCCGCTACCCGGTCTCTGCGCATCGCACGGACAGAGGCTACCCGCTTTGTGAATGCGGGAGCGGATCAGGCTTACGGGCAGGCGTTGGCGTCTGGCCTAGCTGTTCGTAAGCAATGGCTCACAGCTCGAGACGGCGAAGTGCGAACGTCACACATGGCGCTAGACGGTCAGACCGTCGACGCTGGAGAGGAGTTCACCTCATCGAGCGGCTCTACCGCGCGCTTTCCGGGCGGGTTTGGCATAGCATCACTAGACATCAACTGCAGATGCACCACGATACCGGTGCTGGAGGCATCATGAATCAGCGCCGTAAGGTATTCCTTCTCATCAAGGCCGTTCACGATGAGGACGAAGACGACAAGACGCTGCGCATCATTGCCAGCACTGCGAACACTGACCGCATGGGTGACATCGTGGAGCAGTCGTGGCTCCTTGAGAACTTCGCCAAGAACCCGGTGATGCTCTGGGGCCATGACGCCTCGACTCCCCCGATCGGCCGCGCTGAAAACGTGGCCGTTGAACAGATGGAGGACGGGCCGGCGCTGGTCTTTACGCCTCGCTTCGACGAAGGCGAGCACAACCCCTTGGCGAACACCGTTGCCGAGCAGTTTCGGAACGGCACCCTCAACGCTGTCTCTGTTGGGTTCCGTCCAGGCGCTGTCACCCCGCGGTCATCGCTGGACGCTTCGCATCCGATGCATGCGGCTACCGGTATGATCCTGGCTCAGAATGAGCTCTTGGAGATCTCCGCCGTCACCATCCCAGCGAACGCCGAAGCTCTGGCGGTTCGGATGTGGCCGGATGAAGAGCCAGAGATCGAGGTAGAGGACCTGATCGCCGAGGCGGTCAAGGCAGCGATCGGCGACTTGCCAGCGCTCGTGCTCGACTGCATCCGAACCGATCCCATGGTGCGAGAAGCCATCGTGGGTCACATCATGGCGCAGCCGATTGATGAGCCTACCTCCCTCCAGAAGATGCTGGAAGAGGCAGAGCGGGGCGAAGTCGTCAGCCTGTCAACGTTCCTGCAGAACTAGGGCGCTCGGGCGTTTTCGTTCCGCGCGTCTTCGATGAGCGGGATCACAGTCCACGCATCAGCAGACACCGCATAGCCGTGTGCTACCTCTAGGTGATGGTTGACGCACTGGCGATCTGAACCGCAGCTTTCCGGGGCTGACTCTGGCGGGTTGCATGCCAGCAGTAGCAGGAGCGCCATCACAGGCGCACCCACTTCGCAGCGACGTCGACCGGAAAATCCGGAGTCATGTAGACACGCCCTTTCCACTTGGCAGCGCTTCCCGGGTGGTAGCCCGGCCCTCTTGCGCTCCATCGTGCCATCACAGCGCCCTTCGGCGGAGTGTCACCAGGTTCGAGGATTACGACGCCTGCCGGTAGTTTCGACTTCTTGGCCATGGGGCCTCCTTGCTGTACATCTCGTGCAGTTTCGCACCTTTCGCGCAACTCCCAGCACCATGGCCAGCGCCAGCCACCAACCACTCATGCCGCCTGCGTATCCGCGCATCATTCATCCACAGCAAGGGCCATCGAGGCGAAGCGCATCGAGGCGGAATCCCCCGAAGCCACCACCCGGGCCTCAACTCGATAGGTGTGCCGTCCGTCTCTCGGCGGCACCGTTGTTGTAAGTGCCCATGTGATGTAGGCGCCCGCCGTATCTGCTAGCGGTAGCGGTGTCGGTGTCATGTCGACGACTACCCCGGCGGCGTCCGTTTCGGTGACTCGCAGCTCGGCCGAGCCGCTGACTAGTGCCTCACCTGTCATCGCGGCTGCAATGGAAGCGAGATCGCCATGTACCGACGGCGTTAGGACGACTCCGCCGATCGGGGTCCAAGTGCTTGCCGTCACGACTTGCGGGGTAATCGAGACGACCTCGACGGAGAGCCGATACTCGGGCGACGGTGCAGCTTTCTGGACAAGTGCGGAAAGGTCGAAATCCCAGGCCCAGACGTAGCCATCGGCGGCGCTCTGAACAGCGGGCCAGCCTGTATCAATGCCGAGGTAAGCCGCCTCAGCTAGCGGCGGGGAGTACTCGGCACAGAACGCAGCAACAGCGGCAGCGGGATCGCTGCCCTCGCGGAACTCCTCAAGGGCTACAACGCCCGCGCCGACCTTGGCAATGCCAGCGATCATAGGGTCAGCTCCTGCAGAAAGTACATGGTGCACTCGCCTGGCTTGTCGCTGGCGTCGTACTCGATTTCCACGTAGTCCCCGGCGGTCACCGCTACGCTGATTGTCTCGACTCCGCCCTGGTTGGCATTGAGACTCGCCAGCGTCACAGTCGCCTCGACGGAGCCGTTGACGTGGATTTTCATAACGGTTGACGTCGTGCCGTCTTTCGTTTTATACGCGAGCCGCGTCAACGTGCCGTCATGGGCGATCGGCTGGCGGGTTTTCGCTTTTGTGGCGTCGTCGTTGTCGCTGCTTTTGCCGTTAGCGATCAGGAACTTCCCTAGATCGTCAGACTTCCCGCCGAACGGGCAGCAGGCGATCACCGGCGCATAGCCGATGACGGTGGCGCCGCTGCGCTGCAGTAGCTCCTTGTCGGCGATGGCTCCCACTACCATCGAAGTCGGGCCGGTTGTCGTGGTTATCGCCGCAACACTAGGTCCTGGGTAAGTGCCATCAAGGTCGCCAGACGCGGAGCCGGTCGGAGGACCGCCGCCGCCACCACCCGCTAGGTCCTCGATAGTGCCTGCATCATCGATCGTTTTGATATGCTTGTCTGCGCTGTCCACGTAGACACGCACCCGCCCCGTTGCGGGCGTGGATGGTGCAGCACCTTCGACTAGCTCAATGGTGCTCATAGGTTCAACAGCTCCCCGGTGGTCAGGATGGTCAACGTTACGCCGGCGCCGATCACCATGTCGTGCGACAGGCAGACCTCATCAGCGCCGATGGTCAGGTCTGCGGCGAGCGTGCGCTTGAAACACGGCAGCACAGCACCGCCGCCCCCACCGGGTAAGGTGTCCCCGGGTTGTAAGACCTCGAGATCTCCGATCGGGTTTACGACTATTGGGCGGCGCTCAGCCACGGGCTAGAGCTTGATCCCGCGACGGATCCGAACGAGCATTTCAGTCGTTGAAATGCCTACCCCTAGCTCTACCATGATATCGCCCGCGGTTAGCCCCGTGAGATTGCCCTTTTCGAGGATCAAACCAGCGGCGGCGTCGGAGAGATAATACTTGGTATTGAAGGTCAAACCTCCCGTTTCGCCGGTTACGGCGTCCCATTCTCCCGTTGTCGCCGTCAAGGCCCCGTCGGTGATGACGGATCCCGTACCGGCAGCGGTGACGGACTCGGCAGCCAGTCCCACAACAACGGACGTGGAGCGGGCGTTAGCTTGCGCCTTCTGCACGCTCGTCGCGCTGTCCGCGTAGACAGGGGCGCCGATCACAGTGGTCGCGGTGAATACCCGGCTAATGTTGTCCGCGCCCGTCTCCAGGCTATCGCCGGACTGGAGGCGTTCAATGTCTCCGTCGCCGTCGTATACTAGGGGTTTTTTGATCGCCATTTTTGTCTGCTCCTAAAGCTTGATGCGGCGCTGGATCTCAAGGTCCATCGTCGTAGTATTGATCGCGCGCCCTATCTTGACGATGTGGCCTGATGCTGGTGGGACCTTAACTAGTTTACCCGCTGTTGCGGCGCTAACATAGTACCTCGCCGCCGGGGTCAGTCCGCCAGAATCGCCGGTTACGGCGTCCCAGATAGCCTCACTAAGAACCACGCTACCCCTGGCGCGGACCTCGAGCACGAAGGACGCGGAGACGTCAGACAGCGCTAAGCCCATCGTGCGCGCGGCTGGTATCGCGTCTGCTTTGGACAGGTCCCATTCTGCTGTGGTCTTCAGGAATACCGGCTGTGCACTGACTACCGTCACCGAGGTGACGGCGGACAGGTCAGCGCTAGCGCTCGGGGTAGCGGTTTCCGCTGTGCAGTCTGGGATCTCCGGGACCGGCATGGCTACTCGTTACGCTGTTCGGCTACCACGGTGAGGAAGATCTCGGTGGTGGCGCCTGTGCCTCCGCCACTAACCACCTG